AAACCCACCAATAGTCTCTTTGAGACCGAGCGCGTAATCATTACTTATTTCCCTGCTGATCGCTAGTAGCTTGTTGTATTCTTCCTGTCCGTCAGCAGCCAATGCAAGCGTTTGCTTGGAAAGATTTAGCTGAGTTGTGTACTCTGCCAGCGCCCCAAGTTGTTTCCTAAATTGATTTACTTGTGCTCCAACTTGACCTCCAATAAAAGCAGCAGAGGGCCCAAAGGCGGCCATGCCAATACCTGATCCAATTAGACCTTCTATTCCGCCAAATATTGTAGAACTAGCAATAGCACCAGCGCCTAGAGCCATCTCCGCGCCTCCTCTGCGAGGCTTCCGGTCTAACTTCCTTAACCGCCTATCTAACTTTTCTACCTCCCTGGTGACTTCTCTAAAGTCCTTACTAAGAGGGTCCAGAACGCTGCGTAGCGCCACAAAAGATGCTCGCTGGTTCTGAAGGCTAGAAATGTTGCCATTCCCAGCTCTTGCCGCCATATTGATATCTGCCGCTACTTTCCTATAACTATTCCCCATCATTTCAACATCTCTTGCCATGCCAGCAGCAGAGATTTGACCGATTGATTTATATAAATCACTTGATCTCTGCACAGGCATTGCCGGTGCAGCAATGTGCGCACCTAATGCAGCATTAAACTCAGCATTTGTGGCAGTTTGACCTGCAATTAAACGCTGTTTACGACCCCTAGATCTCTCAGCCAGCTCTTCTGCTCGACGTTGTTGAGCCGTTACGCCTTTGATTGCCTCAACACGTTGCTTGCCTATATCTGTAAGTTGTTTTTCAATTGCAAGAACTTCTTTTTGCGTATCTCTGTATTCGTTGCTTGTGAAATCTAAATTCTGAAGGTTTTCCTTCAGCTCGGATATTCTTAACGACAGAGCGGCTGTAGTGTTTGGCAGCTCTCTGTTGACTACAATTTGACCAACTCTTGGATCAATTAATCCAGTTGCTGCTGTTTGAGCCTTGCCTATTACTCCTTGGCGAGCTTGAGCCCTAGAAAAAAACTGGGTCCTCTCCTGTATCTGACGAAGAACATTTAGATATTCATTGCTTGTGACTTTTAAATCCCCAAGCTCTCGATTTAGATCTCCAATTTGCCCAGCAAATGCATCTGGCCTTCTCGCTGGAATCTGATTTGTAACTTGATTTAATGTTCTAAACTTTGCTGTCGTTTTGTCTATCTGAAGATCTGCTGCTGCGAGCTTCTTCTCGTAATTTGCGACATCTTTAGTAAGCTTAATAAAGGCATCGCCGCCTAAATTTGCCTGTGTTCGTAACTTTTTTAATGCATCAACTTGACCAGCGATAACCTCTCTGCTTCTTTTACCCTCATTGCCAAATTGCTTGATACCTTTTGCAAGCTGCTCTATCTGCTTATCGCTTGCATTTGAAGCATTAGTGAGCCCGCGCAGCGAGCTTTTTAGCTGCTTTACGCCCTCAATGCCGTCAACTTCTAGTTGAACAAGAAGTTCGCCAACAGTTTTAGCCATTTGACTTCTTGTGCAATTCGCTTAGCGCTGCAGACTCCATGATTTGAAGACCCTCCAGCACCTCACGGCGGTTCTCCACATCATAAAGGTCGAAAAGCCCCCCGGAAACCAGCAAGACCTCATATTTCAATCCAACGTATCCAGCCATGCTCACGGTCCACTGGGTGTGCATGCGCAGGAACATCATGACTGTCTCCCAGTTCTCCTCCCAAACCTCAAAGTCCTCAGTCTTCTTTTTTGTGCGATTAGGCAGGCTTAAGCCAAAGGCGGCAGCATCGTCGTGAGTTTTGTCCTCAACGACTTTCCCCCCTGACGCCCAATAGATAGCTGCCTCTTTTAGTTTCCCGACTCTGCCTCTGCGTAGGTTTTTGTGTAAGCAGATAACACTGCTTTTAACCAATCAACATCGTCTGCAGACTCTTCAAGTTCAGAAACACTAAATTTGACAGCCTTACCTGCCTCGTCTGTGACACCTTCCCAACCGACCATTACTTTTTTCAACAATTGAACGCCTCCCTCGTCCTCTAACTTTTTTAACTCAGACATTTTTACTCGCTTAAAGACTGCAGTAAACTCTGAAGTCTCAAACTCACCTGGCTTGCTATCACTGGGTTCTTTGACTTCGACAGGCCATTTGAAAGTTTTTACTTTCTTGCGGACAAAAGCCATTACATAGCAACATAAGCTTGCTCAGCATACACAAAAAAAAGGAGCCCGCAAAGGCTCCCGTATTTGCACTCTGATTCGATCTAAGTAAAAATTAAATCAAATTCAGTGTTAGCAGCTGAGTCTGGTACGCAGGTGTAAGGGATCTCAAGCATCGCAATGCCATCAGAATCGCCATAAGACACATCACCCAGATCTACCTTGCTAGAGGTGAACTGAACAATGTTGCCTGCAGTACTGCCATGAGTGAATTGCAAATTCCCCAACGCAGCGTCATCATCTGCAGCAGACGCGAAATAATCTTTAGTTGCCATCAGCACTGCCTCGATAGAGACTGAACCGGTAGCCTCTCGATTGGTAATCAGGACTTCCTTCCCAGCACCAATCAACTCCCGATAAACGATCTCGTTGCCTAGCTCAAACGAGAAGTCTTGAAGATTCCCTGAGTAAGAGAGTAGTTGGAAACTACTGGTGTTGCCGTTCTTGAACAACAACGGATCAGCCTGGTTGGCATAAGTTGGAGTCACCAACGCACTGTCATCAGGAGCGTTGTAGATGCCAGTGAAAGAAAAGTCCAGAGTTGGAATTTCTCCAACTGAAGCGGTGATCGCAACAGTGCCTCTACAGCCAGTCATCTTGTGACGAACACCATCAATTAGGTAATGAATGGTGATTGACTCGAATGAAGAACTGACAGGGTCATAGGTGACGCTAGTGCCAGAAGCAACGGTCTCAGCAAGACCGCATGCCTTCAGAGCCTTGCCGTACTGAGGTGCAGTGCCAGCTGCCCCAGAGCCAGCCAACTCAACACTGAAAGTGCATTCCACACGAGTGTTTGCAAGCAGTTGAGGAGATGCACCTAAATAAGGACGAATCAACTCTCGACTGACAACATCACTGCTCTGAGGAGTGATGCTCAGATCCCTCACTAGAACTGCGTCGGCTCCTGTTGGAGTTGGATCGGTCCCGTACGTTGACTCCGTCTCTATCAGAATCAGGCGTTTGCGGAGTAGCAGTGCCATCGGATGCTTCCTTTGATGGTTGTGGTGATTGCGTCCGCGAAATCAAAGTGCGTACGCCTGTTTCAGGATCAAGAAGGTAGGTTCCACCTTGACCGCTGTGTTCGTCCATCATGCTAAGTCGAAGGGGTGGTTAGGTTTAGCCTAGCGTTAGTGCTTTATTGAGTTAAATCAGTAAGCTGCGTCCGATAACGAATCTCAAACTCACAACCAATCATTCCTAGAGCCTTATCCGCTTCAATAAATTCAAACTCAGTCCTTACAGGCACAACATCCTGTGCATAGCCCCCTAGCGTCAAGTCGTTCATAACCTTGCTATGCAACGACGCAACTGTGTCGTCAGCTGCCTGATCAGGGATATCAGCCCTTTCAATTACTGTTATGCGTACTGTCATCGTCCAATCCAGCTTTGGGAGACTAGTGTTCTGAACGCAAACGTCTCTTATTGGCTGGACAATAATTGCTGGTGACTCAGCTCTCGCAACGGCGTCAACACGAGTCCTGTAAATTCTTGTCCCTACCCCGACTGTGTCAGTCAGAGCAGTCCTGATCGCTGCAAGAATGTTTTCCCGCTTAGTCGCCATATTTAATCCTTCATCAGCATCACACGCATAATTTTACCGTCGTCAAGCCTCATAGGCTCTCTGACCGTGTAATTCACCCCTTCAACAGTCATCGTGTCGCCTCGCGCCACTGATGAAAAATCAGAAGTCTTGACCACGACTGCATAGTCAGTCGTCAGAACAATACCGTCAGCAATAATCTCGTTTGGAGACTCGAAGTACCCAACCCCAGTCGTCGCACCAAAAACTACTGGCACTGTGAAGCCTGGCGTATCAAAAAAAGCGTCGAGATCTTCAGCGAATGAAAGTGCCATATGAAATGCCCCTGGATGTCCAGGGGCAAAAGTCAGGATCAGTTGTACTTCTTGCGTCCCAATGCAGTGACGCTCACAGCACCTGCGCCTGTACCACCAGCAACAGTGATTACAGCACGGGCATAACGCTTAATCTCATCGGTGTTAACGGTGAGAGTCTCGACGAGAGCCGTGTTAGCAGTTGTTGTAGTGAAAGCAGAATCAGTCACATCAGCAAAAGTGCTGTTGTCAGCTGAGTCCTGCACCTTGACTGCATAGGTGATGCCTGAGCCACCAGCTTCTGCGTCAAGGATCAAAGTGATGTCGCCTTCATAATCCAGAAGGTCAACCCCTGTTTCATTGCCAGTTGCAGTGACAACGTCATTAGGGGCAAAAGACAAGACTGTCAAAGTCCGTCGTGTGTTGCCGATGCTCATTCCTTAGTCCTCTTGCGAGTAGTTGGCTTTTTGGGTGGGCAAGAAGGTGCCTCTTCCTCTACCGGAGGTTTGGCGGGACAAGCGACAGCTTCCTGTTGATGCTCAATGGCTTTACCGAGACCGATAAGGGTCACAGCAGCACTGTTTTCGACTTCCAAAATGGAGCCCGCGTCAGCAGGCTCCCCGGAAATCATTACTGGCCTCAAGATTTCAACCTTCATGAGTCAGAACGATGCAATGAATCACCAGTATCAAGTGGCGTAGCAGAACGCGCCAGGCTGCTTAACAGCGAAGTCAACATCTTGCAGAGCAATGATGCGAACAGTGCCAGCAGTTGCGCCTGCGAAAGGATCAACAGTTAGATCCAAGCCAGACCACATTGCCATGATCAGCTGAGAGAAGTCACCAAACAGTGCATCGTTGTTAGCGAGCTGGTTGGAGACGGTTACGGGGTAACCGTTAATCTCATCGTTTTCATAGACGAACTGAGCAGTGTTCGAAGCTTTCTCAGTGCTCTTCAGAGCACCGCGAGCAGAAGCATTGACGATGTAGCGCAAAGCACCAGCATCAGCGTTTGCTACAGCAACATCGGTTTCCATGCCGATGTACTCAGCAAAAGTACCGAAGCTGGTCAATGACTGAGTGCCAATGCCAGTGGTGTTGATAATGCCAAGAGGCTGGTTGGAAGATCCAGAACCATTCAGGCCAACACGATCAAGCTCAAGAGCCAAAACCTGAGCAAGGTCATTGCGGACCATTTGCTCGATGTCAATGCTCGACTGCAGCAGCAGCTTGCGGGAATAGTCCACGAAAGCACCACAAGTCTTAGGTGAAAGATTCACCTGCTCAATGGTTTGCTGAGACTCAGTAGGAGAAGAACCCTCGCCTACCCAGTAAGCAGTTGCAGCAGCGGACTGCTTGGGAATAGAGATGTTGCCGTTGATGCCACTCAAAGTGGTCATGCCAGCACCAGCCAATGCAAGCTTGTTGCGCAGCAAGTCAATGAAGCTGCCGCTGAGCAGCACGTCATCAACAAGGTTGCCGCCAGCTGTTGCAGTGCCAACGTTCAAGTCGCGGCGCAGCACCTCGTTAGGAACAACGATGCCATTTGAAGAGCGGTCGTACTGCTTAGCAGCAGCTTGACCAACTTCGATCTCAAACTCAGCATCGCGACGTGCAGATGCATCGCCAGGAGATGACAGATAGTTCAGAGCGCGAACAAAACTGAAGCGCTTGACTTCTTTCTGAGAAAGGCCAACGTCATTAGAAGTGACATCGGCAGAACGAATAGGCTGTTCCACTTGGCGAGTTCCGAGTTTTTCGAGAATTGCAGCACGAGCTTCATCAATGGAATTGTCTCCATCAATAAGCTCTTGTGCCAGATCTGCCATACGGTGCTGAGCACCCAGGGCGTTGATAGAAGCAACGCGGTCTTTTTCGGCTTTCTTAGCCTCCGACCGAATCACCTCCAAGTTTGGAGCTTGATCTTCCATAACAGGAGTGGGTGTAGATGCGGTCGTGACCGCTGAGCGAGTTTCCTGTTCTTCAACAGGAGCTTCGCTTGCAATAATAGTGTCTTCAGGTTGAGAAGATTCAGGCATAGTCGGCTCCTTAGAAAGAAGT